GCGCGGCGCCTGGCTGGATCGGTTCGGCATCGAGGCACGCGGCATATTCGCGCTCGAATTCCTTGGTGCCATAGGGCGCCTGAAAATAGCGATCGGGATAACCCTTGCGGCGAAAGCGGTAGCGCTTCTTGCCGTGCCGGTCGCTAAACGATGAAACATACGGGTAGCGCTGGCGCTTCATGAGGCACCGAAAGCGGCAATGCGATCGTCCAGATCGTCGGCATCATGAGAGAGCGCCACCGCGGCCGGGCTGATTTCCACGGTGAACGCCCCATCGGCTTCGCGCCGGCCACGAATGGCTACGCCTTCCTTGCGCGCGACGCGCGCCCAGCGCCGAAGCTCTGCCTCGGGGATCAGGGCGCGCCGCGCTACCGTCATGCCGCAACCTCGCCAGGACGCTGGGACCGGGGGTTCCACCCTTCAACCTGGCGCACTTCGTCGGCGTCGAGAACGCCGGCATCCAGCGCGATCTTGTGTGCGTTCCACCGCGTTGCCGGGTCGCCGCGCAGGAAGCCGGACAAGTCCAGCTCAAGCTCGAACGTGCCGCTTGTCGGGAACACGCTCCGGGCAAATTCCGCCTCGATCTTGCGTGCCCAGGGCGCGAGCGTGAACATGGCGAACCAGCGGCCGGCAGTTTCCGAGTTGGTGAAGGTGTTGTGGCTGTAATCCTGCACCAGGGGCGGCGGCACCTGAAACAGCCTGCAGATTTCCTCCACGCCGAACTTGCGGGTTTCCAGCAGCTCGGCGTCCTCGGGTGAAATCTGCGCCGGCACCCATTCAAGGCCCGCATCCAGCACCCCGATACGGCCAGCATTGTTGGTGCCAGTGAATTTGCTGGCGAACTGGTCGCGGATGTTTTGGAGATTCGTCGGCGACATCGAAGTTGTCGATTTGATGAAGCCGCTCGGCTGCGCACCATTATTCAGGAAGCTGCGCGCAAAGGTATTGCTGGCCTGCACTGCCTCCACCGCCTCGCCAGCGCGCGACAGGCGCGAGCGGCCGACCAGGCCATCATCGGTGCGGTCGCGCAGGTGGATCACTTCGCCTTGCAGCAGGCGCCGAACATATCCGCGTGGGTCCGCCACGTCATAGGCCAGGCGGCCGCTGGCCAAGCGCAAGACGCTAACCGTTCCCCACGGAATGAAGCGCAATCCGGCCAAGCCACCGTTGGGGCTGCGCAGCACTTCGGCCAGGCCGTTGCCGGTGAGCAGGGCCGAAGCAACCAGGTGTTCCAGAAAATCCGGCCACGTCATGGCGTCGTTCACGCCCTGGCGCGTGAGGCGCGAGAGCGGATGCCCCAAGGCTTCCATGCGGGCATCGCCCTCGCGCCGGTAGACCAGGGCGGGAATGCTGGCGAGCGACGTGGCGATGACAGTGGAGCAAGCCAGCACGGCCGACAGGTTCTCATGGGCACGGGCCGAAAGAGCGCCGTAATAGCCCTGGCCGGGCGCGAGGGCCGACCACGAAGGATCGGCGCGGCGGCGCTCCAAACCGAAGCGCGCAAGAATGCGGTCAGCCAATTGCACGGCCAACCTCCGCGAGAATGAAGGCACGATAGAGCCGATCGGCATCTTCCGCGAGAATGATGGCCCGGCGGCGCCGATCAGCATCGAGCGACGGGCGGCCACGCAAGGCGATCGACGTGTCGGGATAGGCCGGCCAGGCGGAAACCACGCTGATTTCGCGCAGATCCACGGCCCGCAAGGTGCGGTGTTCGCCCTGCCAGCTTTCGCCGCCCTTGGGCACCACGAACCCGAAGCTCATGCCGCCCAGGTCGTTGCGTTCGGCCAGGGCAAGCACGTCACGGCCGGCCGCTGTGTCGGGCAGATCGAGCGAGAACGACAGGCCCTTGCTGTCTTCGACCAGGCGCAGCGTGCCCGATCGCGTGCGGCCCAGCACCTTGCCGGGATCGTGATCGAGCAGGGCCAGCACATCGCCGGCCAGGGCGGCGCGGAAGGCGCCCGGCGCGATCGTTTCCACGATCGAGCCAAGGCGCGCTTGCGTGCCGAAGGTGGCGGCATAGCCCTCGATCCGCCGGCCGCTTGCGCGAACCTCGGTAAAGGCACGGCGTTCCAGGGGAGCCGCCGCCATATCAGGCCACCGCATCCTTGATCGCGGCGAAGCTCTCCACATACCGAACGCCGATATCGGTGGTGAGCATGGCGCGGATCGAGACGTTGCCCTTGGCATAGGCGCTCGATTCGTAGGGATTCACCAGCAGGTCGAAGGCCGACCAATAGGCGATGATCAGGTCAGCCCAGTTGCCATAGATCACGGCGGAAAGGTTGGTGCCGGAGCCCTTGGTCAGGTTGCTGGGCACCTGGCTGGAAAATTCCACGCGCTCGCCGGCGAACACGCCGTCGGGACCAAAGCCAAGGTAATTGTTCTGGCCATCCTTGAGCTTGGACGCGGCCGTCTTGACCTTGAGCGAGGTCAGGAAGCCGCGCGACGTGATCGGCGCATCGGTGATATCGACCTTGCCGATCAGGTCGCGCGCGGCATCCGCCGTCAATGCGGCGCCATTCGTGCCCATGGCAACCGAACCGATACCGGCGGTGTTGAGAATGCCGGTCGGCTCTGCACCCGAACCGCTACCGTTGATCGCGGCGCGATCGACCAGGGCGGCCAGCATGTAGGCGAAGTCGTTGCGAACCAGGTTCTCCACGTCCACGCTTGTTTGCATCAGCATATTGCGGCTGATTTCCGTCAGACCGCCGGCATGCTTGGGCGCGAGACTGATTTTCTTGAAGCCGTTGACCGAACCGGACAGCGCGGTATCTTCGGCTACCCATCCGGTGGTGAGCGAGTCCTTCAGGCCTGGAATGTCGATGTTGCCGACCAGGCCGGAAAGCACGGTAGCGCCCAGGCTCTGCACCTTGAGAGCAGCGCGCAGGCGATCGAACATCATTTCGCCGTGCAGCTCGGTCGCCACCAGATTGCCGCCCACGGCGCCGGCCGGCGTGGTGGTGGTCAGAGCGTCGCGGCGTTCCAGGAAGATTTCGAGCGGGCACAGCACGCCCTCGGCCGAAGGCTTGCCGGCGCGCTTGAGCAGCTCGGGCTGCACTTCGCGTTCGAAGCCATAATCGTGGCCGCCCACGCCTGCCTGCATCGCCATGGCGCGCACCAGCGAAAAGCGCTTGTGCAGTTCGCCGGAAAGCTTGGCGTCGCCACCGATCGGGCGGCCCGGCTCGACGCGCTCGGCCTGGTCGATCTTGCGCGCCCGCTCGATCTTGGCGTCGATCGCGCGCAGCTCGGTCTCGGCCGCGTCGAACGCGGTGCTGTCATCGGCAGTATGAGCGGCGTTCATGCGATCCACGATCGCCGCGCGCTGCTCGATAAGGTCGGAAGTCTTCATCCAAATTGCCTTTCAATCTGGCCGGGGCCGAAGCCCCGGCACGTTGATACTCGACTGTCTCTCGACGTTGATGGCCGACCGTCTCCCGACGTTGGCGAAACTTGCCGCGTTGCCCGATTGCGAAGCCCCTCAAGGTCACGGCAGGAGTTGAGCCGTTCCGCCCAGGCCTCGGGCTTTCCGCTTTTGGCCGCGCGGCGCGGCCTCATTTCGTGGGCGGAAGTCAATTTGCAGGCTCTAACGGCGGGTCATGACCGGCGAGCACTTGCGCAATATCGATCAGGTCAGACGGGTGGAGTACCGGCTCTTCGTGGAAGCCACTGCGGTAACGTCGCCATGCGGCCAAGAGTTGAGCCGTTGGCGTCAGTTGATTTGCCAGACTTGCATCGAACTCGGGGTGCAAATAGCGCACCGATATAGTGTGATCGATGCCGTCGAAATCGACTTCTCCATCCCAGCGGGGATCGTCGTCGTCGGCCCGGATTGCAACGTGAAGCTGCCCGTAGCAGTAATCACGGTTAATCTTGATATAGACCAACCGACTTCTGTCCTCGCGCGCGCCCTCGGCCGACAGAGTTTTCAACGCTTGGGCAAGTGCGCCTTCGAATGTTGCCGGTGCGCTTGACGCATGTTCGTCGCCTGGGTTCGGCTTGAACCCGCCAAACAGCCTAACCCCCTCTGCAACGTCCTCATGCTTGAGGCGCAGCATCATGCCAATCAGGATAC